TTTTTTGATGCAAAAACACGATAGCATTTTTCTAAGTAATATTTACCATTATGCCATACCCTCCAATATTTTCCAGAAAGTTTAAAAACTTTTTGAAACATTTTCAATTCATTACAATCCCTTACCGTTTTTTCTATCGGAGTACCGTGGACCATATAATCTACCATTGCCTTATTGATTATTGGTAAATCAAAATCTACTTTACTTAATGATTTCGTATAAGCGCCTTTTGTTTTAGTTTTTCCATCTAAGCCTACCAATAAATAATTGTTGACATCTTTTTGAAAAACTTTAGTAAAAATATCAAATCCCATCCGCATACCGGTTCGATTTTCCCAGCCCCATACAACATCATCAATAATATTATACCAAGCCTCAACATTTTTATATCTTGCTGGCATTTTAAAAAGGATACCATCAGTATTGGATTGAATCAATTCAATATACGGTTCCAATTTTTCAATAAGATCTACCAATAACAACTGACCATTAACACAGATTGCATTATTTTCTCGTGGATCAAATAAAGGAGAAAACTGATCCTTTAATTGACCAGATATCGCATTATCTGCAATTTTATACGGCAATCGTGCAGTCTTATCTCCCAATGCTTTAAATCTGAGATTTTCACCATGGATTTTTTCAAAGTTTTCGGGATTATTCATGTTACGATATCCAAACTTATATCTCAGTTGTAAACTTGGATAATAAGCTGTAACATCGGCCATAACATAAATGCCTTCGCCATAATATCGCCTAATTGCACCATGTGCTCCTCCCCACTTAAATCTATGGGGAACTTCTGCGATTATTACGTCTTGCTTTGCCTTATAATTATGATTCTTTGGATTTCTATACCAATCTGCAACATATTTATATTTGCTTAATTTTAATGTCTGTACAATCGGAAATTCAAATTCATCATTGAATTTTTGTCCTTTTCCTCCAAGTATTTTTGCAACTCTTTGGGCACCGGTTTTTCCCATATAAGATAATGGTAAATTGAAGATTTTCACCAAGCCCATAGCAGCATCAAATTCTGCTTTTCTTGCAAGGAATACTTCAATAGTTTGTTCTACATCATGAGTACAATATTTTTCTGTTTCTACAAGTTCTTCTGGAGTTAATTTTCTACCTATGTCAAATGGTACTGAAGTTTCTCTAATATCATTTCCCATAAAGGCTTCCAAGGTTTTTAAACCAGTATCAGTACGAAGCATGGTGTCAAAATTAATCATAGTAATTTTGTTAAATAAAGAAGAATATTGCCAGCCCCCTTTATTTTCTTTAATAATCCAGCGGTTTACCTCTGCCGGATCCATATCCAACAATATAGCTTTTAAAATGTATTGATCATATCTCCTATTATTATAGCCTATCCAAATTTCATTCTTATGGTCTTCGAAATACCTTTTAAGTTTTTCGGAATCATTTATAATAGAAGTTTTGGTCCGCTCTATCGGATTAATATTTACAACCATCCAATCATAATCAAAAACCTCAAAGTCATAAAAATTAAGCATAATAATTTTCTCCACATAAAAACTACCGGCCGGCAATTATACCAGCCGGTAGTTTTCAAAATCATAACAACACGGAGCGAATTATTTACTCTTCTTCGAAAACCTCCTTGATGGAAATGGGATTAAATGCATCCGGATCATATTCAACTTCATAAGTAAGGCCTGCAACATCTTCTGCAACATCCATAATTAATTCTGCAAGGGCTGCATATCCATTGAAAACAAAAGGACCAATATCTTCTGACGGAGCAAGAGACTCCAGAAATCCGAGAACATTCGCGATCATGTTAGCATCATTTTTTGTACCATATACTACACGATTCACAAACATCTTCTGTTTTTTATACTGGCCTTCAATGATCGAAAACTGACCTCTCATCATGGGACGCTTATCTTTTGTAGAACCAAGTTCCAGTTTATCCAATTTGATCACATAAGTCCCTGCCGGCAGCTCAGGAAAATCTCCTGTACCGCCATTTTTCTTAATTTCTGCAGCATCATTCTTCAGCTGTTCAACATCGACCTGCTTGTCAAATTCTTTAAAATCCATTTATAAATCCTCCTCAATATCTTAATATTTTAATATTTATTAGACTCTTCTACGACGTCTACGAGTAAGCGCCGGAGTTTCTTCACTCTGATCTACAGTTTCATCTGCAGATTCTTCCTGGCTTCTGTTTTTACGTTTGAGATTGCGGATAACTTCAGGCTCTTCTGTTTCTTCATAAGAAACTTCTTCCTCATCACCATCAGGAACGTCTGCAGCAATCTCATCAGCAATCTCTTTTCTTTCAAGATCTGCTTCTTTTTTCAACGCACGGCGTCTACGGCGAGCAGGCGCAGGACTATCTGTTTCTTCTACAGACTCCGCAGGTTCACCTACAATTGCACCAGTTCCTTTATCAACCTCTGCCGCAGAAGATTCTGCAGAACGACGTCTCCTGGTTTTCTTTTCTGTTGCAGGTGCTTCTCTCATAGCATCAGCGTCAGCTTCTGCCATTTCTGTCTCAGACTTAGATCCTTCAAATCCATAATAAGATCTGATCTTATCGTCTACATATTTCAGATCATTGTCAATAGCATAAGAAGGAAACATACCTGCTGGAGATTTAGCGGTATCTTTACCATTATTCTGAGTCAGGAATGTGTATTTTCCATCAGATACATTTGTCTTAAGAACAATGGTGCTCATGCCTTCCATGACGATTTTTTCGTCAAGCATTTTTCCGATCGTCTTAAGCCTCTCCAAACCTTCCTGATCAGTATCAGTGTGACACATCACATATACAACTGTTTCTGCAGGAAGATCTTTGACGCAGTTTGCAATGTCCCAAGCGTGACGACCAATTTCAGTAAATTTATCATATCCACGCTCCATTGCTCTGCGCATAAATTCATTTGCCATTACATACTGGAAATCATCAACTACAATAATATCATAAGTAGTTGCCAGACCCTTAATATTCTTTACGATAGAATCGCTGTCATCAGTTACCACATATTTGATCTTACTGGCATTCTTAAACGGGAACCATTTCCCTTGAACATTGATCACAGCAAATTTTTCAGGATCAAGATTTCTCATAGAATAAGATTTTCCTGTTCCAGATCTTCCTAAGATATAAACCAACTGTCCCATTATTTTTCCTCCTTTATTACCTCGTAATGTCTTTTAATCTGTTCATCTGACATATATCCCCATGTACCAGGAACGCTAGCACGGAATGAATATCCACGTCCACATAAAAACCCTGATTTATCAAGCGGACAGTTTGTACACATCCGGCCTGTACAATAACCGATCAAAAATTCTCTCATATCAGCAACGCTTTTATCGGGATCTGTTTTCTCTTTAGTTTCCTCTTCAGATTCTTCCTTGCACTCACAGGCCTTAGGAAGCCATATAGGCTTTCTCATCTGTATAACATTCTGACAGCCACAATGCGGGCAGTCAAAAGCATCATACTCCGTGGCCTTATCAGTGCTTGTCAGATTAGCTAACGCGCCAACTCTCTGCGGATCCCGAGCAATGTAATGCTCTTCAGCAGTAAGCGAAAACTCTCTTCCGCATACTTTACATGTGGTCATACCGTTCATATTAATCCTCCTTTTTTGTTTCAATAACTCGTGCAGCCCACATGTCTGCAAAATGGAGAATCAAATATAAAGGAGTTTCATTTCCCTGAATCTCATATTTAAAATCTCCATATAAGCCATTATGATACAGAATAGCAAACTGCTCTTCCTCAGTAAGATCGATAAACATGCTTGCAATGGCAATAGATCTTACCTCATGGGGAACCTTCAATAAATCGGGATTGGATTTATATGGCTGACTTCCCAGCTCACCAGACTTCAACCGGTTTTCCACATACATGGGCTTTTCAAACTGACCCATCTTACCAAGATCATGGAGAATTGCAGCAATAATCACACTGTTTTGAATTTCATTATAACCTTTTCCACCATACAAGGCTACTCCAATTTTTTCAGCAATTTCCATAACATTTCTTGTATGCTGGACCAGTCCAAATTCACAAGCCAAATGATACTTTGTGCTGCATGATGCTTCAAAAAATCCACAATCTTCCATATAAGCAATCAGATCTTCTATGCCTTCTCTTTCAGTAGATTTCAGCGTATCAACAATGAATGTTTTGTTATCGAGTATCTTTTTTGCCATAAGCATTCCCTCCTTATTTCACTATCAATGGCAAATCTTCTATATATTCATCATAAATAATATTATGAATGAATCTCTTAAATGTTCCAAATCCCGATGGATATAATATAAAAGCAATACCCTCAGAATCTATAATCTGTTGACACATTTTAATTTGCAGATCACTTGGTTTTCCATTTTGCTGTTTTAGCTCTACTTCAATAGAATGACCATAAATGCAAATGTGCATATCTGGAAGACCTCTTTTGGTATTACGATTTGCAAATCGTTTTTCCCAATATCCAATTGGCATTGCAATTATTTTTTGCTTTTCTATACCAAGTGGATAAATCCCCTGCTCTGATAAAAAATTTTTAACTTTATTCTCAAAAGATTTTTCAGGTCCCATAGATAATTATACCTAATTATTAATTGGAGATATATAGATAAATTGTATAAAAATTAATTGTCTATTTTGTGCAAATTTACTGATTTAAATTTTTTAATCTATATTTTAATCGTCTATATTCATCATAGACCGGCTTCCAAATTATCTCGCATTGCTTTTTTTCTGCTGGAAAAAATTTTTCAAGCATATCAAGTTCATGCTGCAAGTGAAGAGCAAAAGGGCAGCCTTTGCAGCCTGTTCTTTCAAAATTATAAGGTGGTTTATAAATATCACAAATTTTAACATTATATGCTTCTATAAACCAATTTTCCCATTTTTTTGTTAATGGCATAAGCGGTTTAAATTGTTTAAGTTTCATGCCATAAAACTGTAAACAGCTGGCCTCCCCTCTTCCTCTGCGCCCTCCTTCATCTCTCATAGTTCCAATAATAGCTATTGATTTAACATTTTCTTTTGACCAAGTTATAAGGGGTCCTTCTTTTAATCTTGTGCAACAAATGTCTGAAATTTTAAGTGTGTTTTCATCAGTAAATTGGTAAAGCAACTTTTTAGGGCATTGCTGACTGTGCCACTGTTCCGGCCTTTTTCCTAAATATCCATTTACCATATTTTTTGTAAAGCCGTATTTTTGATAAAGATCTACACAATGAGCATGTAATTTACTTTTAAATGGATACCCCTCTTTTTCAAGCATTGATTTTATCGACACACTCGGTTTTATTACTATAATTCTATCATCAGTTTTCTGCATTTCAAAAACAAAATCCCGAATCATATTTAATTCAATTCCGGTATTTGCATATACCCTTGGAATTTTGTTATTAGGCAATGCCATATCAATCAATGCTGATAATACTGTAGAATCCTTACCGCCACTAAAAGAAATATAAAAATTTTCTTCACCATATTTCTTTATTACTTGTTGTATTTCTTGCAATTTCTCATCAAGTAAAGATTCATTATCATTATCTTTTTTTTCTCTATATATACAATTAAATGCATCAACTGTATTTTCAAATCTTTCATTTATTCGGCAATAATAAATCAACGGACA